CGGTTGCCGGTGTTCGTCGCTGCGCTACAGTAGCCGGTGTTCGTCGCTGCGCTACAGTCGCCGGTGTTCGTCGCTGCGCTACTGTGGCCGGTGTTCGTCGCTGCGCTACTGTTGCCGGTGTTCGTCGCTGCGCTACTGTCGCCGGTGTTCGTCGCTGCGCTACGGTAGCCGGTGTTCGTCGCTGCGCTACGGTTGCCGGTGTTCGTCGCTGCGCTACTGTTGCCGGTGTTCGTCGCTGCGCTACTGTTGCCGGTGTTCGTCGCTGCGCTACGGTTGCCGGTGTTCGTGGCTTTCGCATTCTCGAAATCAGCTTTTTCGAGGATAAACTTCACGCCAGCCTTAACCAGTCCGGAAAGCCCGATTTCCGCGCCGATTTTGATTTTCTTTCCGACGCGCTTACTGTCGTCGCGCGTCTGCTCGTTTGCGTCGAGCTCGACCTCGCAGAACCGGCTATCTGCCGGATTGTAATACCACAGCACATCGAGCGGAAACTCACAGGCGTGAAAGCCCTCCTCGCAGATTTCCGCCCGCTCGGTTTCGTACTCCTTGCCGATTTCGTACTGAAAGTCCTTGCAGCGCAAGTCCTTGTCGAATCCCTTGTAGCATTTCATCACTTGACCTCCTCCCACTTGAACCGTCCCTTCGAACTGTTCCTCCACTGTCCGATACCGCGCAGTGCGCCGTAGTCCAGCCACTCGCGCACTGCTTTTTCGTGTGCATCGTCCAAGCAGAGGATCGTCATTTCGCACGTCGTGCCCGCCGGGCATTCCTCACTGCTGCTGAGTGCGGTTCTCTCGCCCTGCGCGGTCTGCGCACGCAGCGAACGCTGGCAGATCGTGATTGCGCCCGGGGTATCGAGCCGAATGCGGCGCGGCTCGACGAAGATCAGGCCGTCGATGACCTTTTTGTACGCCGTCAGCTTGCCGGACTCGTTTACCGCCTTGCGCTTTTTGCCGGTTTCGGGGTCCTTGCCGCTGAGACGTGCCAGCATTCCGCAGGCATCCTTGAAGAACCCCTTGATCTGGTAGTCCCAGAGAAAGGGCGTGCCGTCCTCGTCCTTAGGGAATATGGTCGTGCCTCTCTCGACGATTGCGTCCTCACCGAGTGCCGCGACTTCCTCCGGCAGTGTTGCCGCGTCCGGGCTCTTCGAGCCGATGAACCGGCTGTAGATTTCCGGGTCTGCGGTTGCCGTGCCGAGAATGCCCTCGGTGAATGTCACGTGAATTTTCAGCTTTTTCATGATTTTTTTGTCCTCCTGTTTCGTTCCTCAAGCTTTGCCCTCGCATAGCTTTGTAATGCTATGCCTTGCCGTTGCAGCGCACTGCGTTGCTATGCCCTCGCTCTGCTTCGCTATGCCCTCGCTCTGCTTCGCCATGCTTTGCCGTTGCTGTGCGCATCTGCGCTGTGCCATGCCCTTGCTATGCTCTGCTCTGCCGTTGCCTTGCAATGCTACGCCCTTGCTATGCTCTGCTGCGCTTTGCCTTGCCCTTGCGCGGCTAATCTCGTTTTGGCAGTACGCCGATTTTCTTAGCGCTTGCGTTCGGCTTTCTGCCGATCTTCTTCGAGTAAAGCGCCTCGCCGATCGTGCGTTTCTGCATCTCGCGGATTACGTTCCGCCGCCTGATGCCGTCGGTCATCGGCGTGTGTTCATCGGCAGTCGAGCCATGCGCTGAATGCGCTTGTGCAGCTCGTCCTTGAGAACGCGGTGGTAAAAGCCCCACCCGAACAGCAGCACGAGCTGCGTGAAGATGCAGGCGAGTACGCCGAAAAGTACGGGGTTGATAGTCATGGTTTTTTCCTCCTGTCGTGTGTGTGCGTCCTACTCTCTCGAACGTTAGTGAGAGAGAGTAGTTATTGCTGTATTGCTTTATTGCCTTCTTCTTCTGTTGCCCTTTGTCTGCCCTCGGACTGCCCTCGGTCTGCCCTTTGTTTGCCCTCGGACTGCCCTCGGTTTGCCCTCAGACGTTCCCGACGCGCCGCTTTGCAATGTCGCTTGCAACGTCGCCGATGTAGTAAACTACCCGTCTTTCACCGAGAACCCTCGGTGCACGAATAACCTTCTTTGCAGCGTCTCTGTCCGTCAAACCGTACACTTTCATGCACTGTTCGAGCGTTAAAAGCACCGCGCCGCCGTACATCTGCACCAGGTCGTTTTTCACTTCCTGCCGCAGTTCCTTGTAGCTCCGTTCCTCCATGTTCTTCCCTCCTTTTGGTTTGCCCTTTGTGTGCCCTTGGTTTGCCCTCGGTCTGCCCTTACGCGGCATTTCAACGCCTGTCTACGCTTTGCAATTCCGTTGCGTATCTACGCTGTGCTTTGCCATTGCGATGCCCTGCCCAGCTATGCCGTTGCAGTGTCCTGCTTCGCGTTGCCTTTGCCACGCCTCGCCTTGCTAATGCTCCATATGCGTAACGGCGTAGAGCACAAGGAGCACGATTTCTGCGCCCAGTGTGGCAAGCACGCCCGCCACAAACGGGTTTATGTACATCGGTTATCACCTCCGTTGCGTGCCCTCTCTCGGCGTGTTATAATGGCCGAGAAAGGAGGTGCTGTCATGCGTTTACCTTTGGGTCCTCAACTCAAAAACATTGAGCAGGAAGCCGAATTAGAATTTCGTGAATCCATCCAAAATCAGATGAACGATGAACGCCGCTTGCGTGAAGAATCAGATGAACGATGAACGCCGCTTGCGTGAAGAATCAGACGAAAAAGAACATAAATTCACGTTGAAATGGAACCGTATCAATTTAACGGTTGCGCTTATCGGCGTCCTATTTGGAATTGCCGGTTTTGTTGTCGGATTGCTTGCTCTCCTCGCTGCGCATTAACATGATCTGATAGACTACGCTGCACGAGCACCAACCAAGCGAAAAAGCCGACAGACAAAGGGCGATAATCTTTAGTGCCACGCTCTCACCTCGTGCGCTTCCTGTGCTCCTTGTTGATCGCAAGGATTGTTCTGATGTTAATTATCAGGGTTGCCAGTGCAACGCATAATGTTGCGATTTTCAGCAGGACTTCTATTGCTCTCACCTCCCTCACGCGCCCCTGTCCTCGTGCTGGTCGAACAGGTACTCAATGCTCATACCCGGGAACAGCGCATCGCGGATATTACGGGCTTCTCCATAGGTGAAATCCGTAATTCCCTGCATCTTGTTCCGCACAGTCTTTTCACTGCAATTCAGCGTCTGCTGAATGTCGAAATATGTCACGTTGAACCGTGGCATTTCCTTTTCGATATATCTCATGTTTTCACCTCCTGTTACCGTATTCGGTAATCTGTGTTATTATAATATCACCTAATTCGGTAACTGTCAAGGGGCTGCCGGAAATATTTTTACCTAATTCGGTAATTTATTTATTGACACCGCTGCACGTATAGATGTATAATAAGGGCGTAGAAAGGAGTGAATAAAATGTTGACTGACGCGCTGAATGAAATGAAACGTAAAAGTGGGAAAACGCTCTCTCAAATTAGTGAAGAGTGCAATATTCCCAAAGGAACGCTTAATAAAGTGTTTGCCGGTCAGACAAGAGACCCGCAGTATGGCACTTTGCGAACTATCGTTCATGCGCTCGGCTATACGCTTGATGATCTGGAAACATTCGAAAATCCAGACGAAAAAAAATCCCCCGCCCCGGCGAAAGCCGAAACAGGGGAAGTAACAAGAGAAATGTCTATCCAGTTGTTAAAGGCGCTCGGACTGCTCGATAAGTCCGGCAACCTTTCCGACGATGATCTCGCGTTTCTCGGTTACATTGTCGGGCTGCTCGAATGGCGGTTCGGCGATCATTCTTAGCGCATTGTAAATGCGCAGCGGATTTGTGCATGAATTGAGCATTGCGGTAAATTTGTCGATGTTGTCCATGATGTTTGGTTCCTGCCTTTCCTGTTGTATGCGATTAGCTTACTCCCTAAATCCGGCGTAAGCTGTCGAAACCGCCCGCCTGTAAGGTAATAATTCATAGAACACCTGTTCGATGCAAGTTCCATTATAAGTGAAGCACAAAATGTGTCCGATTTATGGGACTTGATCGGAAATGCCAGCGTCGGCGAGCTTCTTTTTGAAAAACCGCTCCACGGTTTTCATAAGGTCGTTCGTGCTGGTGTCACAAGTGCCGGCATAAAAGCCGTTGCCTTCGGCGCTGACCAGCGCTTCTTCGGCAAGGCGGATGAGCTTACCGCGCTGATGTTTGGTAAGCGGAAGCGTGTTGACGTAGTGATAGAGTAATTCAATTCTCTTGCGCGTATCTTCATCGCGTTTAACGTAGATTGCGCAGCATTCATCGTGCCTCATGGTTTTGCTCCTTTCGAGTGTATGGCGCATGGGGGTCACGTTTCGTTACTCCCCCCATGCTTGCAGTTTCGGACAAAAATGTCCGTAACTGCAACTCGGTCAAAATTGTCCAGGTTCGGTAATTGAGTTAGCCCTGCATGTCTTCCGGCATATCCGTGCCGAGGATTTTGTTGAAGAAATATACCTGTCCCTTGCCGGTAATCTTCGGCGTGCGGCTGATGGTGGTGTGACCGTCCGAGTGGGTAATCACAGTTTCCTTGATCTCGAACAGTCCGAGCTCCATGCTGCGCTGGGTAGGCATATTGTAATCACTGCCCTTGCGCTTGACGAGGTAGCCGTTTTCACGCAGCCATGCGAAGAAGCGCTTGCCGCCCATATCCGCGCCGTTCTGGCGGAGAATTTTTGCAAAGTCGAAAATCAGGATGGACGTTTTGGACACGGTAACGCCCTTTGCAAAATGGACGAGCGGTGCATCGAGCTTCGCCTGTTCGGCAGCGTGGGTAAGCTGCTTGTCCTTTTCCTCAATGGTTTTCTGGGCGACAAGCAGGGCTTTTGCCATCAGTTCCTCAGGGCTGAGAGTTTCCTGGCCGGCAATGTAGCCGCCGTTCTTGCGGATAGATGGAATAACATCGTGCGTAATCCAACGCTTGAATGCTTTAGCCTCTGGCTTGCGAGAGCCGAGAACCAGAGTGTACAGGCCGGGTTCGTTAACCACAGTCTTATTGGGGTTGCCCGGAATACCGTCGGTTAAAACTACGGTATTCTTCTCGTCGTCATCCAGACGAGCAACCGCATCGCGGCTGTTAATGATGTCCAGCGCCTTGCAAACGTCAGCCGCTACGAACCACGGTTCATTCTCAATGTTCAGCGTGCGAACCTCGCCAAATTCAGGGTTAGTAAATGCAATGATTTTGTTATCCATGGGTTAATTCTCCTTTTCTACAAGTTCGTTAAGGGGTACGTTCAAAGCACTTGCGATTTTGCTTGCCATCTCTGCCGAGCAGCTGCGGCCTTGCTTTACTCCGTAGACACTCGACATAGAGGCACCAGCAATTTCCGCGATATCTTTTCCGCGTTTGCCGCTTTTCGCCATAACAGCGGCAAACTTGATTCTGTCAATGCGCATATAGTCTCCTTTCTTATTCGCATTGCGATATTCTGTGATTGAATTATATACGCAAAGCATTTCATTGTCAACAATTTTATGCGCAATGCGTTATAAAGGTGATAATATGACTATTGGAGAAAGAATAGAAAAAGTTGCAAAATCGCAAGGGATTTCACTTCGTGCACTTTCAGAACGCGCAGAAATGCCGTATACAACACTATATTCGATTGTAAAAAGAGATAGCAAACGGCTTTCGCACGAAAACATTGTGAAACTGGCAAATGCGCTTGGCGTAAGCGTAAACGAGTTAAGCCCTGATGCTTCAATCCGTGTAAACAGTGCGCCGGAAATAGTGGAGCTACAGCAGAAAGTAGCAGCTGGTCAAGCCACTGAGCAGGAAAAACAGGCATGGCTCGAAGCCAATCTAAAAGGCTTAGAGCGTATGCAACACTCAATCGAATTCATGCTGCACGATCTCGCGCAGTATGATGAGACACAAAAAATCGCCCGTCAATCTCGGCTGACCACAATATTCAATCAGCTTACCGAGGACGGGCAGGAAAAAGCATTGGATTTCCTTGAAATCATGCTGGGAAATCCGAAATATAAGAAATAAAAGGGAGGGTGTCTGCAATGAAAAAATTTGAAGATACGTTACTATCGGGGGAATACATTGTAGTTAAGGCTCAATTGCATTGGATTGTACGCTTACCACTTTGGATAGGAATAGGCTCAGGCATGCTGCTTTGCATCTTGTCTTTCTGTACAACTCCTTCAGATTTTTTATCTGGTGTATTTATCTCGCTTTGCTTTTTTGTACTGCTCGTGTTGAGCAACACAAATGTTATGATTCTGACAAACAAGCGCCTATGTGCACGAACCGGTTTGCTGAACATAAAAATGTTGGATGCGCCGCTTGAAAAAATCAATTCTGTAAAAGTGGAATCTCCGATGTTTGGTACATTTTTGGACTATGCTAATCTCAAAGTTTCCACTTCATCCGAAGATTTTGAAATGAAAACTGTAGATCGAGGTATCACTATGCGTGCTGCGGTCTTAGAACAAATTGAAATCATGAAGGATGAACATATTGATACCGTTGCGGAACGCAATGCGCAGGCTATTGCGCGTGCAATGAAATAAAAAATAACGCCCACCGGCGGCAACCGGCGGACGTTATACGGGGGTAGAAGTCTTGTGCAACGGAATTCTACCCTCTTATTATACGACAAAATAGGAGGTTTTGCAACATGAGAAAAGCGAACACATCAGACGGATATTTCCGCGAGACATTCACTTTTCAGGGCAAGCGTTATTCCGTCCGCGCCAAAACCGAGCGAGCTCTCTGGCGTAAAGTGGATGAAAAGAAACGCCGCCTGGAACACGGCATCGACATCACCAACGAGAACACCACAGTAGACAAGTGGTTTGCGGACTATCTCGCCGCCTACAAGCTCCCGAAGGTGCAGCCGAACACCTATGCTGACCTGCAAAGCTACGTAAAAAACTACATTTCTCCGCCCATCGGCTCGTTCCGGCTCAAAGACGTAAAACCGATTGACTTACAGCACATTCTTAACAGCGTATCCGGCCGTTCCGCGTCTCTGGCGTGCAAGCTGCGCAACCTCATCCGCAGCGCGTTCAGACAGGCGCGTATCGACCGCGTGATTGCCTATGACCCTACCGAGGGTATCGTTATGCCGGAGACCACAAGCGGCACGCACAGGGCAATCACGGCCGACGAGCGCAGGCATATCCTGCATGTTGCGGAAACGCACCGCGCCGGGCTATGGGTGCTGTTCATGTTGTACACCGGTGCAAGACCGGACGAAACGCGAAAAGCTCTGTGGGCAGATGTTCGCTTAAACGAAGAAAAGATAATCCTGCACTCATCCAAGACGGACTACGGAGACAGAGCCGTTCCCCTGCATCCGGCTTTGCGCCCCCTGCTGACCGGCGGTACAGGTTATATATTCACCCAGCCGACCACCGGCAAGCCGCACACAAAAACCTCTATGCGGCAAATGTGGTGCAACTTCAAGAAAAGGGTTGATATTGACATGGGAGCGCGGACGTTCCGTGGCGCGATTATCCCGGAAACGTCAGTCGTCGCCGATGACCTAACGCCCTACTGTCTGCGACATACTTACGCCACCGACTTACAGTCGGCGGGCGTGCCCATCAACGTCGCCAAAGATCTGTTAGGTCACAAAAACATCGCTATGACCTCGCATATTTATACACACCTATCCAACGAGGCTTTCGCCTCTGCCGCCGCCCGCGTTTCGAATTTCTATGAGGCGCAGGAGACTCGCAAGGTGGTGCATATATAATAAGGTATCGCGGCACTGTGTCACCTGATGTGTCACCTAACAAAACCGAATGCCGAAATCGTCAGATATAGTTGAACATTTTGCGAATAACTCCCTGCTTAAAAGGCAGGGTGTCCGGGGTTCGAATCCCCGCTGGATCACCAAATTAACGCCGTTAAAACTTTGAGTTTTGCGGCGTTTTTTCTGTTTCCGCATAACTATTTTGTTGGAAAAGTTAATTTCGCATTTTTCGTTCATATCAAGCGAATACCGGTTTTTACGGTTTTTTGCGGGTGTAGGGTGTGTCACCTACTGTGTCACCTGCACAAGCAAAAAAGAGAGGGCGGAAGCCCCCTCTTTTCGTCAATGCTTCACGACATATTTGTAATATGCCGCTTCCTTATCCTTTACTGCGTCCTTGTCGTTCAGCCAAAAAGCGCAGGCTGAGTCTGCATAAAAATCAATGCTGCGCATACCGTGCTTTTCGTTTACGGCGCAACGATCAGAGTATTCGGCATTCATTGCAACCCAGAATTCAACTGGGTCACAGTCAAGGCCGCGCTGCTGCATTACCTGCTTGCACTGTTCGAAAGTCCAATGCGGACCGGTCGTGCCATCAGCGTTCTGCATGCTGTGCAGCCACTCTTCTGCCATGCTCTTAGTCATGCGGCCTGCGTTGGCGCTTGCTGCATACCCCATAGAGCGCTCAGAGCCGCGCGTCTTGTCCCCTACGAACGAGGTATCACCCATATAAGCGTCATCATCGCGAAAGCCAATAGGGCGCATCTCATCCTCGTAATCGGGGTACTCGTCATACCTCGGCCATGCGACACTGTTCTTGGGCGCAAAGCGTCCGTCAGAATAGCGGCGGTAACTACGCATTTCCGGTTCGCCGCCGTGAATGCGCTCGTCATAGTAATCATACGGCTCCATGTTGCCGTAATGATACCGCACGCCGTAATGGTGACGATCTTCGGGATACATCTTGCGAATTCTCCACTCTTCCGGGGATGCATTCTCTTTGCGGCCTCGCTGCATCAGCAGCATCATTGTTCCCCTTCTCATACTGTCACCGCCGTTCCGTTAATCGAGCGCAGCGCGTCAGAGTGCGAGCAGCAGGAATTTCCGAGCATTCGGAAACTGCCGCCGGTTGCCGAAGTGACAACGCGACACAGGTATTTGTGACGGGTGTCCAGATTAAACACGGTAGCCGCCGCGCCGTTGCATTTTAAGAGCGGATACGTTACCGTGCCGTCGCCGATCGTGATGACCACCGGCGCGCCGATGATCGTCGTACTCGGGATGTTCTGCGCGATGACGATACCGTATACGCAGCCGTTCTGGTAATCTCCCGCCGGAATATTTACCGTCAGTACGCCGCTTGCGTAGGTCACGCTCTGTGAGATACGCAGGTTCGGACAAAGTTTCTGTACAGGCTTGCAAGCCATAACTGTTCCCTCCTGTCAAAGGCAGGGGGATTGCTCCCCCTCCTGAATATCGTATCTCAGCAGCCGCAGGTGTTGCAGCCGCAACCGGAAAAACGCAGAGCGTTTACAAGGTAATTGTTCTGTGCCTCCTGCGAAGCCGCGAACTTCAAGGCCTGATTCTCGTTCTGGAGCGCCGCGATCTTCTCCTGCTGACGGGTGTTCTCCATCTGGTCGAGGCGTGCGATAATGCGGTCGGTGTCGTTGTGCGCCGTCTGGATAATGTCGCGTGCGTTGGTAGCGGCATTGTAGTTGATGTCGCAGAAACCGCGTTCCATCTGTCTCTGGGTGTCGCAGCAGCAGCCGGACATCTGCGTGCCGAGTGCCGTCAGACCGGCGGTCACGCCGTTAAAACCGGTGTTCATGTTCTGAACCGTGTTGTTTGCAAGCTGTGCCGTCTGGTAGCCGAGCTGACAAATCGCGTTGTCTACGCCGTGGAAGCCGTTAGACACATTGTTGCCGAGCGTGTTGAAGCCGGTGAGCATGCCGTTGTTCGTGCTGTAAAAGCCGTCGCACAGGCCGTTCTGAATGCCGAGAACGGAACGAGACAGGTTGTTGAAGTTGAACTCGCTGCACAGGTCGCTGCGCGTTACCGCGCCCTGATAGCCCGCGCCGTTGTTGCCGCCGAAGCCCCAGCCGTTGCCGCCGAAGATCAGCGCGATGATCAGAAACGCAAAAATCCACGAGCCGTTGCCGCCCCACATGCCGTCATTGCCGCCGCCGTTGTTGTTGCTGTCCTGCCCCAGTGCATAACCCAGAGCCATCGAATCGTCACTCATAGTGTAATTCTCCTTTTCAGTTATATTTGATCGGAACCGTACGCTTTCCGAACATGACAAATTCATGCCGGATTTTTCTTCAAGATTCCGTAACTGAAAAGGGAACCGTAAAAAATCGTCTGTTTTTTTACAGTTTCGTATTTACTTGATCTTCATGCCGAACTGCTGCGCAAACTGTTCGAGGTCAATCCCCCGTTCTTTGGCGATGTTCATCGCCATCTGCCGCAGTGCGTCCGGACTTTTCCCCTGCATACTCTGCATAAGCTGACCGACCATCGGATTGTTTCCCGTCATCTGGTTCAGCATCGTCATAGGGTTTCCGCCGTTCCGCATCAGCTGCAAAACCTGCATCATCGGGTTATTCATTCTTTGCACCTCCCAGTTGGTCGCACAGGGCGTTAAATCGCCGTGTCAGCTCGTCAAACTCGCCTCGCGGAACATAATCCGTCTGCACTTTCGGCGCGTCCTGCACGCGGCTGTATGCCGCGAAATCCGCGCAGCCGGTTTGCAGATTGAGCTGCTTTGTGTAGATGTATCCGTGTGCCGTGTCCGGCATAATGGTTAAAGCGCCCGAAAAGTCGGTCTGAACCGCTCTTGCCTCCTCGACGCTTGCCACCGGACGCACAATATGTTGTGGATACTGCGGCATTTGTACATTCTGTTGTGAATACTGCTGTGGATACTGTGGATAACCGTAAGCCATTATCCGTGCACCTCCGTTTCGTGAAGGGAGCGCTCCTTGTAGGCAAGGTACTCGTCGAGATACTTTGTGTTCCCCGCCTCGCGGTAGTCCTCAGCAATGCGCCGCGCACACTGCTTGTCGTAGCCGATACGTTCCAGTCTTTGTTCGTAGCTCATGCTTTATCGCCCCTCTCTATGCGTCTATTATAGCGCATCGGAAGCGCGAAAACCTGTCACAAAACTTTCAGTATTTTCCGTTTGATATTCCGCAGCCGCCGGTAAACCGTTGCCTCGCTCATATGCAGCGTGTCCGCAATCTGAACAACAGAACGCGCCGTAACTCGTAGATCGAATACGGCGCGTTCCTCATCCGTAAAATTGCACTCGCGCCGGAAATAGTCGCATTCCGGCTTGGTGAACTCTTTTTTGAGGTTCATGCGGTTTACCCCTTCCGCTTGATCTTAACTCCCTTGGTCTTACCGTTTTTCTTCTTCCGTACCGCTACGCTCGCCATTATACACACCTCCCGTGTTATCTCCGGCGACATAATTTGCATAACCACCGTTATCCCCGTTCTCCACGACTACCGTATCGAACTGGCTCCACTGCCATACGTGATAGATGTTCGTTGCCGCCAGCAGCAGAATAAGCACCAGTACAAGCGCTTTCATAAATTTCAGCTGACTTTTCAGCAGCGACAGTACATCACCTGCCAGAATTTCGTTTTTCTCGTTCATGGTATCCTCCCTCTTGGGTATGTTATACCGTCTTGTTTTTAACCGTACAGATGTGCACGGTCGTTGATAACGAGCACACGCATCAGCTCTTCAGTAAGACCCAGCTTGCCGTTTTCATCGCCCTGCAAAAAGCCCTTGTTCACAAGCCGCTGCACCGTGTCTTTCGCCCATGTCGGGCAGTCCTGCACGCGGTCATAAACCTTTGCGTTTGCTTTTTTGATTTCTTCCTGCGCGATTTTGCGCGTCTGCGCTTCCGTCATATCTTCAACCTCTTTCTCTGTCAGCATGGTTTTGAATTTCTGCCACAACTGCGGATTGCGTACCCACGGTTCGGGGCATTCCTTATGCGTCACATCATAGTGACGGCACACGCGCGATACCGGCACATGGTACTTTGCCATCAGCTCACGGGTCAGCTTTGCGGCGCGCTTCATGGTTTCCTCCGGGATAACGTACACGCCGTTTCGGATAACGCTACACATTTCAATTCCAATAGAATTTGCGTTGCGGCAGTCGTTGTAGTAACTGCCGCCGCGTTCCCTGCCGCAATGCCACGCCGTGTCGCTGTCCTTTACGCTCTGGTAAATCTCGTTCGGGTCTACAAAGTAGTGAGCCGACGCTTCCACTACTTCGCGTGCGAAATAATCCGCGTTATTCTGCGCGGTATCGCCGTTGTTCGCGGTAAAGTGCAGGCAAATCCAGTTGATCGGGAACTCTCTGCCCTTGCGGTAGTTACTGGGATTACAGCCCTTAAAAGTGATTTTCATTTTTCCTCATCTCCGATTTTGTCCACCGCGTCCTTTGCGGCAGAAAGTGCCTTTTGCAGCCACGCCGGAACGGGTGCACCGAGGGAAACCGCGTTCTCCACGATACTGCCGAGTTCCGTCAGCGTGTACCATACGACAACGAGAGGGCAGAACAGCACAGTGTATTCAAACGGCAGTGTGACCATGGGCAGATGCCCCACAATCGTTCCGACAAGCAAATCTGCACCGCCTGCAACCGCTACAATAGCAATCTGTGCAACCTTGCGCGTAATGCCCTTCCATGCAATCTTTTTGTTCCATGCACCCGCCTGCATTGCCGCCGCCGTGCCCGTCAGGTAGTCCGCCGCCATCGCGACAACAAACAGCACTACAAGCCAACCGAACCACCCCCACAGGGCGGTAAGGACGGCAACGCAAGCGGTAACAGCCGTCTTAAAATTGTTTACATTATCCATGCTTTTCTCTCTTTCTGTTGTACTTCTGCGTGAGATACAGCTCCGTAATCCTGCATTTGCGCACCGCCTCGCGGATTTCTGCAAAGTCCTCACGCTGTCTGATGTGCTTCGGAAAAAACTCATCGACGATCATGTTCGGTGCAGCGGTGTTTTCTGCGCCCTTCATGCTACACCTCCTGCTTCAGCATTTCGGTCAGCGTGTTGTACTCGCTTTCGGTGAGCTTGCCTGCTGCAAAAAAGATGTCGATCTTGTCTGCAAGGCCGTCGGTCTGGTTCTTCTCGATCATGCGCTTCAAAGTACGAAATAACATTGTGTTTGCTCCTTTCATTCGTTGAGACCCAGTTCAAGCAGGGTTAACCTGTATTCGTGGTCTACCATCATAGCGTTTGTGTCGTCCTCTGCGGTTGGCTCGGGTTTAGGTAACGCCGCCTTGTCCGCCTCGATTTCCTCGGCAGTGCGCTCTACGACCTTGCCGTCCACCAGCTTGTACCGCATAACGCCGTGTTCGGTGTAAAGCGGCTTCGAGAGATAGTGGGTCTGCGCAAGGTTAAATGCGTCCCCGTACCCCTCATCAATCAGTGTCCAGTCGGTGAGGTCGGAAGGCAGAGTGTACTCGCCCTCGAGGCGGGTAATGCGTCCTTGTGCGTCTGTCAGTACATAGACGCGCGATTTTGATGTTTGCATGGTGTGTCACCTCCTTAAAGGTCGGCGGAAATAAAGGCATACCCGGCGGCTGCGTTATCAGAACGCTGCAAGAAACAGTAATAGCCTTGATCAGTTGTGTTAAAAGACACGAGAATAGCTGCTTTTGTTCTACCAATGTCTAAAAGTGATATAGCTGTTACAGAAAATGCAGTAGTTCCACCAGAAATAGTTCGTGCGATAATTCGATAGTTACTTACATCGTTAAAATTGATTGCTGGTACTGTACGTTTCCTTGCATAAGGGAGAATGAATACTGCACTTGTAGCACCGGAAGGAACAAACGTAGAGTTTGTGATTGCGGGTGTATCTTTACTCTCAACCTTCTCTGCATAGTACGTGCATCTCCTCAGCTGCTCCCCAAAATCCGGAATTTCATTCAGCACCCACTTGTCGCCCTCTTTGTGCGCAAGGGTCTGCGTGTCGCCGAGTTCGAGCTTGGCGGCTTTAACAGTAAAAGTTGTGCCAGCTGTATTCCGCTGAATACTTATGTCATAAGTCTGCTCGACACTTGGAGCATTGAGCGTGTAAGTAATTAACTCCCAGACATTCGCTTGAACTGCTACAGTCGTATAGTTTTTGCCGTCTATACTAAGAATAATTGAGGCATCAGACTCCGACTTGACAAGAGCAGATAGTGTAACGGCTGCTCCTATAGGCAACCTATCCTTTTCAATCTTCTGTGAGATATGCTGATAAAGTCCTGCTACGTTAGGTTCCCCGATAAGTTGCAGTCCATCATCCAGAAGTTTCAGGGTTGAACCGGCTGCATACTGCCCCCACCAATTCCATCTGTCTACGCACGGAACATAGGCACTCGCAGAGGACGCCCATTCCGTCTGCCCTCTCTGGTTCACGGGTCTGCCGAAGTACCAGTTGTCAAGCAAATTGGGGTTGACACCGCCGCCGGATGCTGTCAGTGCTTCGGAAACAGGCGTGGGGTCTGTCGCGCTGACCGGAATGGTATCGCCTCGAATTTCGAGCTTTTTTCGCAGTTCAGCAGGCGTATCCGCGCCGGAGATAATCTGCGCCGCTCTCAGCGCAGAGTCAATTTCTTCGCCGCTAAACTGTGATATATAAGTATCAGGCATTAAACCACAACCTTTCTTGTGAATTTCTCATTAAAGCCTTTGCCGTCACGAGTGACAAACCGTCCGGAAGAGCTTGCACGGTATACACGGTAATAGATGAGCACGCAGCCGGGCGCACCGTCGCCGCCGGAAGAGCCGGAACCACCGCTGCCGCCGGAATGGCTCCACGTGGACACAGCTTGCGTCAATCCGCCGCCGCCTCCGCCGCCGCCTCCGTGACCGCCACCGCCGCCACTGCCGAGCATGGTAGGCGTGTTCGGAATGATAGTTGCGTTACCGCCAGAGCCGCCTGCGCCGCCTTTTGCGAGCCATCCTTGACCGGTATGCTCGGGAAGGGAGAAATTCGTCCATTCCAAGCGTCCGGTATTGCCATCTCCTCCCGCGTTGCCCATAGCGGCGCCGCCGCCACCGCCACCGCCAGAAACGCCAATCTGACCGTCGTATTTAGCCGCGCTACCGCTTGCACCCTTGCCGCCTGCGTAGCCGAGGGCGTTTCCTCCGTCTTTGCCTGCGCGAACCTTGCTATCATCGCTTGTATAGTTTGCTTCGCCGCCGTTGCCTCCATCTCCGCCCTTAATGCCATCGTCTCCGGCTTGGGCGTAAAACTGGTTATTGACTGGGTCTGCAAAACCAATATCGGAAGATGAGCCGTTTTCAGAGGATAGCGAGCCGAACTTTGTTTGCACGCCAGACGTACCGGCTACGCTGCCGTCTGCGGAATATACGCCACCTTTGCCGCCTGCACCAATTTGCACTGCGTAATTCGCTCCGGGCGTAACATCCATTTCAACGCTGTAAACCTTTCCGCCCGCGCCACCTGCGCCTGCCACGCCGCCTTTGCCGCCTGCGCCGCCGCCGTGCACACTCTTGCCATCTTCGCCCTCACATCCACTTGAACCGCCAGACCCTCCGCCAATCAGCACAATTCGCGCAGAGGTCACGTTTTCCGGCACAGTCCAAGTGCCGTTCTGCGTCAGGACTTCTACCGTGTCGTAATATTCCTGCACACCAATATCCGGCGGGAAATAATCAATCAGCACGCTTTCCTCTGCTGCAAGTTTGCCGGATACCGTGATATCCGCGCTTTCAATGCAGCCGGAGACTGTACCGCCGTAAGGATGCGCAATCTTCACTACATCACCGGGGGTTTCACGTTTAACCGCGATTTTGTAATTGATACGTTCGTTGTGGCTGTAATACTCAGCGAGGCGTTCTGCGACTGCCGTTGCATTTACGAGAGATACGAGCGTTGCGTTCTCTACCTTAACCGTATTGTCGGACTGCGTAACGAGTTCGCGTGTTTTCGGTTTAATCTGCTGCATTACCTGCCGGGTAACGTGCGTGTACTTCTTGCCCGTCAGCGCGCCCGAACCTGCCGAAACCGTTGCCCAATTTGCACCGCTTGCAAGAATGGAAAAGCCAGATGCCGCGAGGTCATAGCACGGTTCGTCGAAGGTGATTTTGTCGCCTGCCGACGTTGTGCCCTTGAAAAGCTCTGTCGTTTCCGTTGCGCTCTGCGAATAGGCGTGTTCGGTTACGATTACCTCAGTAACAGGCGTTGCATACTCCACCGAGCCGCCCGCGTACATTTCGCTTGCGGTGATTTCGCTCGACTGTCCGTCCCACAAGCCCTCGATACGGATTGCACCATTGTAGTCTACTTTCAGCGTTGCGCCGACAGCAAACAGCACTTGCGCAAGGTTTTCGCGCCGAGTTGCAATAGGCAGCCAACCGTAAAGTTTGATGTTGGCAATGTTGGACTTAACATAGCAGGTCAGCGGTGAGCAAATGTCCGTACAAACTTCGCGCACGGTTTCGCCGGTATAGATACCGCCGTCGTGGTAGGTTTCATCCAGCAGGCCAACGGTCGAAGTACAGGCGAAATGATAGGTGTTGATGGACTTTCGACTGATTTTCTGCACATAGTAGATTCCCATTTGTTCATCATTATGGAAATACGTCAATGGCGTGTTGCGGATAAATTCGGTTAATGTGGTGTTTTCACTGTATACATCGAAACTAAAAGTATCAATTTCCTGTGATGCAGCAATCGGGGAACGTGCTTGATACATATTCCCCGACTTTACATCTGTTGCCGTGAACACCTTATCCAGATAAAGAATTTTATTTGTTCCCATGTGTCACGTCCTTTGCGGTGCCATTGCGATAAACTGAACGGAAAGCCCCGTCCAGTATGCTTCTCCGGGTTTCTTGCGAACGAGATTGTCTTGTCCAGCAGTAACATATGCGTTAAACGTAAGCGTGCTCTGTGCATACGGAACAACAATTCTGTGACTGTCCTGCGGTGCACTCAGAACCTCGTACAGCGCATCGTAGTCGCCGTACTTGCCAACTGCGGGAAGAATCGTAATCTCGTAGTTGTAAAACGTACCGATAATGTCGCGAATCATTGCGCCGCTGAGCGTTCGCTCTGCGTTCTTGCCGTCAAGCACCTGAAATTTACGGGTAAGGCTTGTAACAAGGACGTTGTACTTCTTGCCGTCTACGGTAAGTTCCATTTATGCACCTCCTGTTACAAGGCTCACACCGCGCCGCCGCGTTTCACCGCTGTTGTACGGGCCGGTAATGCGTGCAAACTTCGCGCCGTCGATGTACAGCTCAATAGGCTGACTGCTGTTGCCGGTGCCGCCGCGTGCGTCAAGTGCCGCGTTAAACGCATCAATCATGGTGGACAGTGGGGTTTCCACGTTCACGCCGCTTTTCTGATCGCCCAGCAGCGCGAGAAATTCGCTGTTCGGGCTGATAACTGCACCATTTGCAAGGACGGGGATATCGCTCGTAGAAAGCGCAACAGGTCGATCGGCATTGCCGAGACTGTAGGCTCTTGTGGACGATGCAGATCGTTTGCTTGCAGCGTTGATGTTCTTATACACCATGCCAATGCCGATAGCCAATGCAGCAGCCGCCGCGATAGCACCCGCTGCGCCGGTTAATGCACCAAGTGCAACAGCCAATGCAGCAACAGCGGCAACAATTCCGTAAATAACGGTTGTTGCACGTTCCAGAGGAGTAAGATTGCTCCATGCACCCATAATTCCAGCAGTCAACATGATTATAAGAGCCAAAGCGGCTGTTAGTGGAGTAATTCCGTCAACAACCTTTCCGATAGCCGCTGCCATAGTGATGAACTGCTGAATAATCGTAACCAACTTAAATGCAGCAATAAAGCTAACAACCAAACCCGTAAGAACTACAAGCAATTCCTTATGTTTGGCTAAAAACTGAATTACACTTGCAAGCAAGTTAACCAAACCCGGTAGCCCCGTTTGGATTACCCACGTCAGCATCGGAAGGACAACATTTTCGTACAAATCACCCAGTACATCACCGAGCGAATCCGCAAGATTCTTGATTGCTTGCAGGATATTCTTGATAGATTCCATAAGCGGCTCAAAGTTAAGATGTGCCGCCCATTGTGCAGTAGCTTCCGTGATTCGGTCAATAAATCCGAGGATAGAATCAACAATACCGAGAATGGCTTCCCAAATTTGCACGCCGTTGTTGTTCTTCTCCCATGCTTCCTGCAATCTCTGTGCGATATTGCCAATCGCGTTTGCAATATTTGTGACGATGGAAATAATATGTCCCATTATGCTTTCGCCCAAACCAGCATCATTCCATGCCGTTAGGAATGCCTGACCGATGGAATTTACAAAGCTAACAACATTCGTAATCGCCGCCATGATAGCCTGCAGCATGATTTGACCCGCGTTACCATCGTTCCATGCCGCAATGAACGCTTGACCAATAGATGTGATAATCTGAATGATCGTGTTCAGCAAGTTCATAATTGCTTGCAACATCTGTTCGCCCGTGTTGTTCGTGTTCCACGCATTGGTAAATGCCGTTGCAATGGCGGTAATCAGATCGAAGATGGTTTGCAGCAGCAGTTGAATGTTGTTAAGCGTTTCAAGTCCGGTTCCGTTCGTCCAGATTGCCATAAACGACTGACCGATAGCGGAAACCATGTCTTTCAGCGCAGAAAGAGCGTTCTTTGCGCTTTCAATAGTCTGCTGTCCGTACTGCGCCCACGAATCCTGAAATACTTTCCAAAAGTCAGTGAGCCATTGCGGTGTCTGATTTTTTGCTGCGGAATAATCCGTATCAAACTTAGGTGCGCTCGGTTCGGTCGTGTTATCGCTGTTATTGGTTAATTTCTGGACTGTATCGAACGATGCAAGAGCTTTTTCGGCTTTCTTTGCAGACGATGCCGTGGAATCCAGTGCATCCGCTTGCCCATTCAGTTCCTTTGTATTTTCCTGCGCCTGCTGTGCAGTCGTACCGAACACAGACGCGATAAACTGCGCCATCTGTGCCGTTACCTGCGCAAGAGCCTGCATCAACTTATTCAGCCACGGAATGATAGATTCATAGATAGGCTGAAACGCCGTCAGCAGGTTGCTTTTCACCTGCCCGAACGACTTTGCAAACGTCTTGTTCGCAAGCATAACCTTGCCCAAACGGTCAGCCATTGCCGTAAGCGCTTTGGAAATCAAGTTGAAGAACAACGCCCCCGCAACGATAGAACGCAGACGCACACCGAACGACTGCACGCCGCCCGTTGCTTTCTTCATGGACTTTTGGCTGGAACGTCCGAAATTGGAGAATTTGGCTTTGAGCTTGTCAATCGTTGCGCCCAATTTGCCGCCGAGCGAATTTTGCAGACTTCCGACAGAGTTTTTCAAGCCAACGCCCAAACTCGCAATAACTCGTTTCAGTTTAGCCATTTTGGAATTCGTTTGACTTACGAAGTCGTTCATTTCCGATTTGGACTGTTTCAGCCCAGTCTTCATGTTCTCTAACTGCGTCGTCTCATTGTCAAGGCTTTGCCGTACATTCTGACCAGCGCTGCTCATCGTGGACGATTGCTTGATCTCGGAAAGCTGTTGTTTCAGTTGTGCCGCTTTATCATCTGCGTTTCGCAGAGCTTCACCCAGTTTATCCGATTCAGCAACAAGAGAATTCAGCTTTTGCGCTGATTCCGAGAATTCCTCCTGTGGAATTGCGCCCGTTGTCGCCTGTTTCAGTTTGGTGTTGTAATCGCTCTGAGCCTTTTCAATCTCAGCGTTTACTTCATCCAACCGAGCAGCCAGACGTGCGGCTTCTTTCTCCGTTGCTGCAAGGTCGGCTTGCATTTTAATGCCCTTCGTGCCGCCAGCGGCTACCTTGTTCCACTGATCAGCAAGTTTTTGCACCTTTGCGGCTTGTTTATCTACGGCGGCTGATTGCTTCTCAATGTCTTTCGTCATTTGTGCAATCTGCTTTTTCGCTTGTTCGTCGCTTACAGTAGCGTCGATTCTGATAGAGCCATCCGCCATTTATTCACCGCCTTTCTAATTGATCTGCGCCCAGAAAGCGTCAATAGCTTCCTTTTCCTCTTCGGAAAGTGCGGGTGCAGGGGTTAAATTACGTTTGAGACGTTCGTATTCCTGTTTCTGTTTTCCCTTCATTTTGCTTGTGTCCGTGCCTCTGATTTGCAGGGCATGAGACATTGCCGAATCTTCGTTAAGGCTTTCCATCATTGCCATAAACTCAAACCAGTGCAGATTGACCTTGTGCAGCTCAATGCCGAACGTCTGTCGGAACGATGCGTACAACCGTGCAGAATCGAAATCGAACCACATCATGCGTTTACCGCCGGGTTCAATCTCTCTATCGTCGCCACAGCGAACAAACCACTGTAAACCTTCCAGTGCAATGTCAATGGGTGGCATCCCTGCTCCGTAAAGCAAGGATAATGCCACCCATGCGCGGTCATTATCGCTTAAATTCGGGTCGTCCAGCGCAAGGGAAATCTGAATGCCGATTCTGTAATCCGTGCGAATCAGATACCCCTTGTAAGAGCTTGGCAGGCGGTCGAGCAGCATGTTAAACACTGCCGACACGCTCCGCGCTGTACTTGCTCATGTTTGCTGCACGCTTCTCAACGTGGCTGTCAATGATGGGGGTAAGCTGTGCGAAGAAATCAAGGAACTGGTCGGAGGACGGAAGAACCGTACCAAACACCTTCGCGCAAGTATTTTCGCCAATCAGCGCGTCGATTTTGTCCCTAACGTCTTTGTCAAACGCTACGATATCGTCCAGAGTGTCCAGAACGTCGCCTTTCTTCTCAGAAATAGCCGTTGCCTTGTCTTTGATTTCATTCAGCAGGTCGAAAAAGCCTTTGACAAAGCTATCATCAGACAGCGGAAGGGAGATCGTCTCTCCCTTGTCGTTGACTTCAATAACCTTTACGCCGCTGTTTACGCGGATACTATCCATTCCTCGTTACCTCCTTATACGGATACATTCGCAGTGAATACCGGTGCGCCGCCGGTGATCTTAACAGTGCCCGGAATCGGGTCGCCTACATAGTTCAGCGTATATTCCAGCGTCGGAGATTCGCCGCCTGCGCCGCCGTAGGTATCAACCTGTACAGATACTTCCTGCACTTCTGCAACGTAGGTTGCAGTGTCGCTGTCACTGGTAGCATTCCACATGTCCACGTTCAGCAGCCATGCGTGAGAATCTGCCAGAGTAGCACGAGCGCGACGCTTCTTGTCGATAAACTCAAACACGTCATCGCCTTTGGTGCACTGCTGAGAAACGCTCATGGTCGGCTGATAGCCGGTAATCTCAGTAGTCGCAGAATCAGAAATAATGTCCTGCTCGGTCTCGGTCTGTGCACCGTAGTCCGTAGATGCTTCGGTTACGTTCTTGCCGATTCGCGCAAACTTTGCAGCGCTATATTCGCCCATTTTATCGCTGGTATCCAGAAAGTGCGCAATCAGAGGACGTTTAATCTTTTCAGTTGCCATTTTTACACCTCAACTTCATAGTTAATGGTTAAGAGGATTTGGTAATCCTCGGTTAAATCTTCGTATCGAGCGATAAGCCCCGCGGGGGTCGTTCGCTCAACAGATGTGACGGTCATTCCCTCGCCGAGATCAGGCGGGTTTTCTTCCGCCCATGCTCCCAGCTCATTCAGCAAGGATTCAATGTCGAGACGTTCCTCGCTGTCGGTCGGCAGGGCGCGATACTTCACGCCGAACGGGTACTGTGCAGCATATCCGCCGTCAATGTACTGTGCAGTTTTATACGCGCTCTGTACACTGGTAAGCATCATGCCTGACCGTTCCGGCGGGAGATATTCAAACTCGATTTCGGGAGCATAGCCTTTCAGCCATAAAAGAACAGCCCGTGAAACACCGTCTTGTTCACGAGCTGTTACCGTATTCAATTTCTCACTCATCGGTCAAAATCTTGCGCACTCCTTCCATCCAGCGCGTTTCATTCAACGCCTTGCTTGCTTCGAACCAGTGAGAACGCGCGTTCTTGTGCATTCCCTTGCTGTATTTGAGGTTTCGATCTGTCAATGCTTTGCGTGTGCCCTTGGGTGCAAACGTACTGCCGGTTGCCGGGTCAATCATCACCTTGCCATAATACTGAAAACGTGCATACGGCGAGGCATACACGATGGTATGCCCATGCCGCTGTACGTTCATCGCCAGTACACCGGTTCGCGCCGGAACAAACGGGTCGGTATCCTTGATGATCTCCTCAACAAGCCACGTGTTCGCCTTTTCTACGCGCTTATCGAGCAGATTTTTCGGCAAATGCAGTTTCATGGAGTAATAAATCATCGTCCGCCCACCTCCAAATGCTGCAACAGACCGTAGTCATAGCGTGAAATGCTTGTCACCCGGTATGTCTCGTGCTTCTCACGGCATTTCTGGTAGCTGCCCTCATCCGGCACATCACCGCGCGCAAAATAGTCCTTTTCCGGGCTGATGATCTGCGCAAACGGTAAAGGGATATGCAGCGTTACGCTGTCTGCGCTGTTCTGTGCGGTTTTCGTTACGCTCGTACCTCTGGTGCTTTCAAGCAAAACGCCCGTCAGAACAGTTCGGCCAGACGGCTGAAACAACGTTACAGTGTGGGGCAATCGCATCCGCAGCACCTCCCACCTCGGTACAGCATTCCGGTATTTGCAAGATACATTTCCGCAGCCGCTTTGAGCTGTGCCTTTGCCTCCTGCATTGCCTCCGTGCCGCTGCGATAGCTTACAGACCAAGAGCCAACGCTCTCGCTCTGTTTCTCCTGCTCGGCAGATGCCGCGCGAGTTTGGAGCGTATCAATCACTTGATACTGCTCCGCGACCGCACAGCACGCCATCTTTGCAGGCTCGCTATCGTCAATTCTTCCGCGCGTAAGATAGGTAAGATATGCTACAGCGCGGCTTTCAAGGCGCGGAAACTCATCCTCGGCAATCTGGTTGCCGAGGTACGTATCCTTGTAATATGCATAATCTACCATTTGCGTTTTCTCCTTACGAAAGGGTTACGGATGCGGTGCCGCTCTTGCTTGCGTCCTGCTTCGACTCAGCAGTTACCGTGAGGCTCGATGCAGTCTCCGCCTTGTCAACGGTCAGCAGGCCGTCTTCGGTGATCTTGGTGTTAGCCTTTGCGCCGCCGGAAACACTCCACGATACGCTGTCGGAAACAATGCCGTTGCCGGTTACAGCCGCAGTAAACAGCTTGGAACCGCCCGCTGCAAGGCTTGCAGTCGCCGGAGTTACCTTTACAGTGGATACAGTGCCGCCGTTGCCGTAAACGGAGAACGGGAACGGATTTTCCATGTCCGCATTAAATGCAGTTACCGGGTTTGCGATCTCCCAGCCGAGGCGCATAACCGCGCGCAGCGCAACCATGTCATTCTGCATGAGGTTGTACTGGATTGCCTTGGTAGACGGATCCTGAATAACGCCCTCGGTGAAGATCTTGAACGTGATGTCCTGACGGATGGCGTAAACGAGCTGCGACCAGTCGCCGACAATCATCTTTGCGAGCGTCGGGTCAAACGCGCCGTTATTCGGGAAATACATATCCATGCCGTCCAGAGCGTAGCGAGACGCGCCCTGCATGTCAGTCTTAAAGATCGGCTGACCGGTGGTATCTACCAGACCGCGCAGCTTGCCGCGCATCTGCACGGCGGATACAACGCCGTTCGGGCTGTAGCCGTCCAGTTCAACCTTTGCGATCAGGCCGTTCTCGCCCATGATGTCGCCGAAAGTGTCGGTAGAGGTCGGAACGCCGTTGCCTGCTGCAATCGCAGACGGGACAACGCCATCACGCCACGTGGTCGGCTTGTCCGCGCCAAACAGGATTGCGGCGTCAATCTTCTTGCCGAACGCCTCGACCAGACGCGGACGGACTTCACCCCAGATGTCGTAATCGGAGTCATCGAGCACCGCCTCCGGGATGGGGACGATTACCGCGATTTCCTCGGCGTAAAGCTTCTTCTTGTCCCATGCCATCTTGGTAGTCTGCTTGTACGCTGCGGAGTCAGCCGCGCCAGTGCCGGAAACCTCGCCGTTTACCCAGTAAGCGGTCGGCAGCATATCCAGAACGTTCATGGTCTGGGTCTTGCTGGTCATGTTCGGCAGGCGGCGAGCCATACGCAGCACTGCCGACTCTGCAACAGCGCCCTGAAGGATTTCACGAGTTACCGGCTCCGGGATGAGGCCGGAAAGGGAATTGCGGTCAATTACGTTATTTGCCATTGTTAAAAGCTCCTTTTCTTACTTGATCGCCCCACGAATAAGCGCGTTCATCGCTGCATTGGGGGCGTTTTTCTGGTTGCCATCGCCAACAGGCGCAGTCCAATCAAACGAGGTTCGCGGCCGACGTTCCTGCGCGATTGCATCCACAGCCTGTTCAAAGGTGGTCTTGTCATCTACCATCTTCGCAGCCTTGAACGCGATAAATTCCGCCTCGTCGCCGGTAAACCCCTTGGACGAAACGTATTTTTCATGCTCAAGCTGTTCGATCTTCGCGTTCGCCGTCGAAAGGTTGCTTACTGCGGTGTCGCGCTCCTTGGTGATGTTGTTCATTCTGTCCTGCTCGGTCTGCTGACTGTCTTTCCACGTGCGGAATGCGTTCAGCTCTTCCTCGCTGGGCATCTTCTTCCGTTCACGGTCAAGGCGAGACTGGATCATCTTGTCTACATCTGCCTGTGTAAACGTCTTTTCCTGCTGTGCAGCAGTGTTGTTCTCCGCGCTCTGCGCGTTGGTGTTGGGAGTGTTGTTCTCCATGGTAATCTCCTTGTTTAACGTCCTGTCGGACAATTTGGCAATAAAAAAGCACCGTGTTTCCACGATGCCAATTATTCAATTACTTTCATGCGGTTGGTCTGCGTCGGCAGGCTCGCCGCCCGGCTGAATTCGCGATATTCTTTCTTCAATCGGCGAATGCGGATGCCTGTTTGCTCTTCCTTACCCGTCATTCCTGCGGCGTTGTACGCGGCTCTGCGGCGCTCCAGTTTGCGCACTGTGCGTTCTATCTTGCGCTGCATTTGCGTTGCTTCATAGGCGCTGTACGTGCGCCCCTCGAACTCCACAGGCGGTGGGTCGATGTTCGCAAGCTCGTCGTCTGTGTAGACGCGCTCAGAAACGCCCTCTAAAAACGCATGCCGATGATGCCTACAGTTAGCGCCCTCCAGACCGTCAACAGCACCCAATCCACAAACCTTGTAAATATTCGGGTATTTGCTGCCGTCTTTCGTGCTGTAAACCTTGCCTTGCCATGCCTTGTGGTTCTTCCATCCTGTGCCTTTATCACGCGCGCCGCGATGGGCGGTGATTTCGTACAGGTCAGTTTCCAGTGTTTCCGCAGCTGTTTCCGTATATTTCGAGGTGAGCTGATTTAGCCCCGTGAAAATAGCTCTGCGCGCTGCAACGTCTGCACGGTCTCTATGCCCTGTCGCATAGTCGATCGTGTATATGCCGCTGTCTGCCAGCTCTCTAACTGCATCCTCAAGTGACTGCTGCAACGTAAACGCGCCGGACTGCATTTTCACTTCTGCTTTGTCAAGGGCGGCTTGATACGCCTTTGCAATCGACTGAAATGTAACCTTTCCGTTTGTTTGCAGTGCAAAACCGAGAGAGCGTGTAATGTTGCGGTATCCGTCAAGCGTCTGTGACTGTATCTGCGCGATATCCGCAGCCGTCATCCAGAAAAGCGGTTCAGCAATGCTCGCCTTGCTTGCAAGCTCGTTGTAATACTTCTGGTTGTATTCAACAACACGGTCAAGTGCTTCCTGCACCTGAGGCAGTGTTTCCTTGCTGTGCTTCGCTATCATTTTCTCGATGGTCTCCATGTCGAGGCCTTGCGCACGCAGAGCGCGGATATTGTTCATGGCAGCCTCGTTCAGTTCGCCGGTCAGCTTAAAGCGTGAACATATCTCGCGCAAGATGTCCTTTTCGAGCTCTCGCATTGCAATCGCAATCGGTTCGGGCGCTGCGTCGAGGTATTCCGGTGTGATTGGATACTTCATTCAATCTCATCTTCCCCCTCGTCTGTCATATCCTGCGCTTTAGGCAGCATTTTCTTCGCCGTCTCATCATCTTCATTGAGCCACTTAGCGCGGAATTCCCAGTCGTTCATTATGCCTGCGTTAAGCAGTTGCATGTCTCGCGTGAAGTCCGTGCCCTTATCCTCGATGATGCTGTCATCAAAGTCAATGCTGATTTCCACATCCTCGTTCAGCCCGGCGTTCATCGCGTCATTTCCGAGCCGCAGAATAATGCGACACAGCTCCACAAGTGCCTGCTCAAGGATGATTTCATGCTTCTTGATCGTGCGGAACATGGTGCTGTTTTCGCTGATTACCTGCGTGGCGGTTGCAACGCTTGCGCCGTCGAAGTGATAATAGCTCTCGCCGAAACCTGTCTTGGTTGACAGTAGGTTCAGCTGATCTTGAATGCCCCGGTTATGCTCACTGGTTCGCAGCGACATGTCGATAGGCTCAATTACATTGCCGTCCTGCGTATCCTCCGGCAGCACATAATATGCGAGCTCGTCCGGGTCAAACACCGGCTCACCGTCAAGATACTGCGTTGCAGCAGGCTTGACCATAATGCGCTTTTTGCCGAGCAGAAACTCGTTTACATAGCTGTCGTATGCGATATCAACGCCTTTCAGAACGTCAATCGCGTTTGCATAGACCGGAATGCCGAGCGGAATGTAATAATCAAAGTTGTTCGCGATGTTCAAACGATCAATCACAAACCGCCGCTTGTTCGAAGCGGTATGCACAACGGGTGGAATTTTTTCAAACCCCGGCACGCTTGCAAGGCTTTCTTCAGACAAACTTTCATTTGTGATTTTGAAAATGCGGTTTTCGATGTCGTAAAAGCCGTTTTCATTTCGCTTGTGGATTTGCAGATAGCAGTAATCCTCGCCTTTCACGGCGGTTCTGCTGTCGAACGCGCATTCCATGATAACGCCGTTCTGCCATGCCAGAGGGAAAATGTGTTCTACAGTCACATAATCAATCTGAATGCCGTTTGCTGCGCCCGCAATAGGCTGTTCGCCGTCCGACACTGCACCGACAACACGCGGAATGTATGCGACCGTACCCAGTGCAGACTTCATTTCCTGCATCTCGTTCGCCTTTACCTCGAAGTTGTTCTCTTCAAAGATGCGGTCGACGAACGCCTGTTCTTTCTCGCCCTCCAAGGTGATATTCACCTTTTCGTTCATGAGCAGGTTCGCCCAGTCCTCGGCTAACTTCTTCGCCATACCGAGCGTATATCGCTTGCAATGCACGGTTCGGCCGCAGTTCCGCACCTTGTAATGGTGGAATGACTTCACATCACCCACATACCAGCTGCGCCACTCCGCAACCTTACCGTAAAACTCGGGGGCGATTGTGTTATAGCCGAGCTCTTTCAGTTTTTCAATGATCGTCAAGCAATCACTCCCATTCTTCTGTAAACGCGCTCAAGGGCGTATCTCGTGGCGTCAATCAGATGGTTCTTTTCATCTGGATAGCCGCTGATGATCTCGCCGTCCTTGTCGCGCTCATACTCATAGTTCACAAACTCATCATAGGCGTGCGGCGTTCGCTTGCGGTCGATGACAAGTGTCCTGCGCTGTAGCCACTTCATGCCGTACTCGACGCTGCCGGGACCCTTCACGGCCTCTTTGGCAGGCAGTCGCATAGCGCGGTAGTCTGCAACGCTTTTTGGCTCTGCACTGTCGCAGGTGATAAACGTATCATTATAGCCGCGCTCCATGATAATACCGGCGCTTTCCTCGTTACTCAGCTTGTTTTTGTATATCTCATCGATAAAATACACCGTCTCACGCGCTCTGTCGTAGTGGACGCGGATAAAAGCGAACGGGTCGGGGAACCATCCCCAGTCAGCGCCTTGATAGATACGATCGAACGTTGCCACCTCATCATCTGTGATTTCTCGCAGTTCAAGGTTTTCAAAGACATTGCCACCCGTGCCAACCGGAATGCCGAGGTATTCATGCTGATACGCTCGTTCGTTCGTCAGTTTTAGGTGCTCCGCCTCATAAATAAACTGATCGCCTAACCACTCGCGCGGCGCTTCAAGGTACGTGCTGCGGTGGCAGAGACGGTCAGGGCGTTCTTCTAAACTGTCCTTGTTCGCCCAGTTGTCGCGGCTGATCGGAGGGTTATAACTCTCAAAGTTCCAATACTTATCACCGCCGCGCATTGTGGACTGCAAGATCGTTCGGATTTCCGCGCGTCCTGCGAACTGGTCTTTCTCCTCGAAATGCGTAACAGCAATATAACCAAACGGAACCTTGATTGACTTGATCTTCATCGGGTCATCAGCGCCGCGAAACATGATTTTCTGTCCGGTCGGGCGATATATCAGCTCCATCGGCGATACCTTTGCTTCCCAGTAGTCAGCCATACCCAGCTCACCAAGTGCCCATACATACTGTGCGTATACACTATCGCGGATGGTGTTTCCAACCTTGCGTAACACAAGCGCATGCGTTCCGGGGTTGTGGATAAGCAGCAGCGGAACGACAATCGACACAAACGACGATTTCAGCGAGCCACGGCCGCCGCTCTCATCGTAATGCGTGTGACCATGTGCAAACACATCGTGCGCAACGGCGTAAAATGCCGGTCCGATGATCTGCGAGAGCTTCACCTCAGACATCGATAATCACCTTCACGCCTTCGCTTTCGATTTTTTTCTCTACTGTGTCACGCTGTCCGAGGTACTGCTTGCCCAACCAGATAAGCATCTGGATGTTACCGCCACGAGCAGCGTTAAACTGCCAATGGCGCAAGCTGAGCTTCATTTCTGCTACGCCCTTATAGTATGCTTCGGTTACATCGTCGCGGTTACTGAACGTCGATCGTGAAAAGTCCAAAGCCTTTGCAATTTCTTCTTGTGTATTGCCCTCACTTGCAAGCTCTTGCACCGCTTTGAGGTCAATCACTTTCTTTTTCCGTCCCATGCGCTACCTCCTTTCTTTCCCCAAAAGAAAACCGGCTGAGAATCATTTCCCAACCGTTGGACTTTTGAGTTTTGGTGTTTAGGTCGAGGGCGAACGAGCGCCACGAGCGCCAGCAGCGCGACGGCCTACCGCAACACTGCGGCGGCGATTTCTGGTTCTGCCGAAATTGGCAAGCCTGCCGCTACCATAACCAGCACCCACGCTTTACACCTCCTCTCCGTCATTTTTGCTCATCTATGAGCCTGCCCAAGTATTCTTTTGAGCCTTTGCCGATACGCGCAAACCGCAAATCCTCGGTTTTAACCGGTCTTTTCACCGCTCGCGCGAATTCTTTTCCTTCGATATACTTCAAATCGCCGTCAAACTCCAGAGACTCCAAAAATTCCTCCTTCTGCGCACGGCTGGTGAAGCAGATGCAGCACCAATATTCGGTGTCGCACATATCCTTAAATCGCTTATTCTCAGCGCCCATGCGCTCACGGAAACTCTTTTCTACATCTCCCAGCTCATCGAGGCTCGCTTTCGAGCTGCTCTAATTCAATGTGATCATCTTTTGTTTCCTTAACTTCGTTGTCGTTCCAATATCCCATTACAGCTCACCCCTCCTGAATAACTCCAGTTCCGCCAGCGGGAACCATGTGATGATCTTTTCGTAATCCCTCGGGAAATTCTCCTTGATCGGCTTCAAGAACCGATAATCAATACCATCGAACGTTCTGCCGAACAGCTTATAGTCTACCGGCAGGCGAACACCGCTTGCATCACTTTCGCACTGCTTAACGGCGCGATGTTCTACCGGCTGGAGGCGTAACCCATGTATAACATCATTACCCCTGAGGACTACCGAGCAGCCGAGGCCGTTTTTATGGCCGATCCTCGCGCACTGTGCGAAAACGTTATCATTTCGGAGTGCGACTGCTCTCAGTGCCCGACGCGCGAGCTGTGCGAGGCTCTATGCGCTTATGATAACCGCTAAGCAACATCTAAGCAACATCTAAGCAAAAGCACCTTCCCGAAGCCATCCCGGGGAGGTGCTTTTACTTATGACAATTGGAGGTGCAGCCACGCGGGATTGCACCGCGTATCAACTTTCGGCTGCATGTATACCCCTTTCGGGGTATGTGCGCTTGTCGCCGCGCGAACGTCGGGCTTTCACCGATGGTCTCCCAGCTTCTTTCATGCGGGCATGCTACAAAATAAGACAATATACCACGGAATGTATAAGAGAAGGAGTGTTTCACCTCTCTTTTGTTGATCTTGTTTTTTATCCGCATGTATGCAGCTTTTCGGCTCTCGCGATCCGTTGGCGTGCATCCGCCGCCCTCTCGTTCTGGGCTGTGCGCCGTCGCTCTCCGGCGTGTCACAATTACTATCGGTTTGTTTTCCGGCTGACTGGTTACAGCGGGGCGCGACCCCGGCGGCATCGCCTGCAAGCGTACCGCGCCCGCCGAGCTGTTGCAGCAGCCCCGGCAGGAGTTCGGAAACTGCCCGTCTTTCCGGGCTGTCAAGCATAGCCTTGCCTTGCTGGTGTCCGTCTTTCCGGGCTGTCAGAATAGGAGGCAGCCGTTCCGTAAGCTGCGCCGTTGCGTGTCTTTCCACGCCGTCAGATTATGGGCAGCCTGTCCGGCTGTCTTTTTTTGCCCCGCCGCCCTCATGCAGGCTTTGGAGCATGTGCGGCATCTCTGCCGCGTTTCCTTGAACTGTATTCCCGAGAGTCAAAGAGCCCGCGCGCCCTCGTGCGGACGCGGCGGACAGGCTGAGACGGTTTCCCGCCTCATTAGGGAATGCCTTGGGCGAAAGGAAGTGTGAGCCCCGCCGGCCTCGTGCAGCCTTTGGAGCGTGTCCCCGCCGAAGCAGGGGAGAGAATTAGGAGGACATAAAACCGGAATTTATCAACCCGTGAATGCCGTGGTTTTGCTCCCTTGGAGCTCTTCCACGATATCAGTATATCACATTATTGCGTATTGTGGGGTATTAACTTATCCACAGCATTCAGTGCCATTCTGTGCATGTAGCCCTTCACGTGCGCCTCGCTGTAATGCAGCCGCCGCGCCGCCTGTGCCCATGTTGCGCCGTTCACGTAACGTTCAAGCAGGAGCGTTTGCAGCTCATTATCCCGCATTTCGCCCAGCACGCGCACAATCTCGCCGTATATCTCCGCAAGCTCGTTTTCCTTCTCTGCGATCTTCTCGCCCAGTTCGATGTAGGGGTCTGCCTTGTTCCCCGTGCTCCCTTTTCCGCCCGGCGTGTCCCTTACCGGCGCGGTTGCGCCCGTTGCCCGTGCATAGGCGCGTTTCCGCGCCTCCTGCAAGGCTGTAATCGTCTTTTCCAGTGCGCGCCCGCGCATTAGCCATTCTTTCGCTGTCATCGACTTGTAATCTCCTCGGTGCTTCCATCGTGCTTGAAAGCTATCCGTCTGCGGTAGCTTTCTGTTCTTTTTGTGCACCTTTCGCCCGGCTCGCATCCCCTCGAATGCCGGTTTACTAATGCGTAGTGGCACGCCCACAGCTTCAGATTTTTATAGTTGCCGAGCGTCCGCCAGTAAGCGCAGTTCCGGCACGGCGTATCACCATAATAAGTAACGCCGGACCTTGTCGCTGTATTTTTAGTCATGCGATGTCACCGTAACCGGAATGATCATCTCCGGCAGGAAATTCACCTCGTAGTGGAACTTGTCCACGTAAGCTCCGCTGACGTCCTCCACAACGTAGATCGTCCAGTCGTTGAGGTACACAAGGTGTTTCTTGTAAACGCCCTGGCCGGTCTCGACAGTCACCTCCAGCTCGTTCTCGCTGTTGTTCGAGATGGCGAAGTTGCCGATCAGCTCAAACACCGGCTTGTCCGTACGCGCGTTGATGACTTCCAGACGGCGCGTGACGTTGAAATTGTCCGCCTCCTTCGAGATGTTGTACGCAACGCGCTCGCTCTCCCTGCAGGCCGACAGACTACACATCATAGCACCGCAGAGCAGTGCCGCCATGATTTTCTTTTTCATTTTTGTTCCTCCATGTATTTTCTCATAATCTGAACCGCCATGCGGCAGGCCTCGTCACACGCAGCGACCATCTTCTCTCTGCCATGCAGACCGCCGTAGTATTCGATCTCGCCCAAGGCCTCGGCTGTCGTTGCCGGGTCGAGGATGCGGATTGCCTGGTTAATCGTCACAGTTCCACCCCTTCCACAAATGCGCCGACTTCCAGATCGTGCAGGTACTCGCCCATGTGCTTTTTCTGCTGTTTTAACAGCTCGATCGAGCACTTCGGCGTATACTCAAGCACGCCCGCCTCGTACTTGGTAACCATCCAGTGCAGCCTCTCGTACCGGTCCTTGGTCTCGCGGTACTCGCGCTTTCTGCGCTCCTGCCACGCATCCGGCGCGTCTTCCGGTCTGCCTTCCTCGATCATCTTCTTCATTACTTTCAGCATGGCAGCGCATGTGCCGTAAAACTTACCGCCTGTCCCCACCCTTCGAAGCTCGAATAGAGTTCCGCGTTGGCTTCTGCTACCTTGATAGCTTCATCAATCGTCATTTTTCTGTTCCTCCATAGTGTTCAACAATATACTGGTTCGCCATGGCATGTGGTGCGGTTTTCCATGCATTATAATCTGGTATGCCATTAGATAGCAGCATTATTGCAAGCAAGCAGGGAAAGGCGAATAGCGCTGCAAATATAGGCTCATAGGTAAACGCAATTACCACAAGGAGAATTGCTATAACAGCAAACGCCACTCCGCAAACGACCGTAAGCATCGTCATCTCGGTCTGCTGCTTGCAAACCTCCTGCACCAGTGTTTCCGGCGTAACGCCCATTTGAGCGGCGATCTCAGAGATGGTCATTCCGTTACTCCCTCACATTCCGCCCCGCACGCCGCATAGCCTGCCAGATCAATCCAACTGTCAGCCTTTCCGTTGCCTGCTGCAATGCGTGCAATCTTGAGCAGCGCCATCATTGCAGCAACGTCCTTTGCCTCTACGCGCACGTTCACGCCCCTTGTGCAGGCTTTATTAAGATACGACTCCCACAGCTCCGCAATCGTCTTAAAGTTATCCTCCGGTGTGCCGTAGTCCGTCTCGCGCTGTCCGCATACGCACTTCTCCGCCGCGTGCAGGATGTCCGCACGGGTCAGCTTGCGCTTTTCGTCCTCTCCGTACTTCTCGACTACCTCGCGGATGTCGGGGGTATCGTCAATCACTTCAAAGTCGAGTAAGTGCGCCACCTCCTTCGGATTTTCATTCACGTATTCTTTGCAGCATTTCGTACCTTTCTTGCGATATAACACACAATCAAAGCAATACCGCCGTTTTTGGCAATGCTCACCGACCACCGACTCAATGCTGCCGTACACCTTGCCGTCTTTCTTAAACACCATTGTCTGCGCCTCCTTCCTTTCTCTCGCCGTAGCTGCAAAAGTCGTCCAGCCAAAAATTCAAGCTGTATTGTGCTCCGCCCTCATGGTCAGTCGAAACGGCTTCGTTTTCACATTCCATGCGCTTGTGGTTAAAATGCTTGCAATCGCGACAATGCACCACCGGCTCCCAATCCTTGAGGTTCTCCGCCTGTTGTGCCACCCATTCCTGCGACACTTCTGCATTGTGCTCTGCTGTACGTAGCAGTTCGATTAACTCCTTTTTCGTCATGTGGAGTAAGGTGCTGTCTGCCAACGGTTTATACATTGCTTTCGCCTCCGTCCTTTATTACACCGTAACTGCAAAAATCGTTGGGATTGCGAGGCAGCAATCCGCAAACCGCGCACACCGTCCCATACAGGTGTGTGCAATCCTTGCACCGCACCACTGGAACAACGTCGGCGGCAGGCGCTTTCAGAACAGTTGCAACGCAATCGTCATATCCGCGCCGGTACATAGGTGAGGCGTTGTATGATTCCATTGCTCTAAGTTGTGCAAGTAATACTTCTCTCGCAATGTATTCAGCCATTGTCTGCACCTCCGTCCATCTTCGCGCCGCAGTTGGGGCAGTATGGCTTGCTGTACTCTTTCGAGAAATTCCGGCAACGAGTGCACTGCTCCTCATAGTTTCCCGTTTCCCGATTGAACCGTCCTATGCTCCACCGCCCATGCACCACCGGCGCAAATTGTTCTAACTGTTCGTAAGGACAAGCGCCAAGATTACAATAAGTACCCGTTTTGACACATATGCCTCCATGCCTTTCATTCTTGCAAAACTCACTCATCCCTCATCGCCCTTTCTACAAGCTCCTGAAGTAGCTCCATCGTGCTGTACTCGCTCAAATCCGGCTTTTCGTCTTTCGGCTCGTCTATCAGATCTTCAGAAACCCACATAGCCGGACGCACCGCATACGAGTTCGAGCAGACGTAGCTGAGACAATCGCCATCGGAGTACACGAGCAGTGCACGCGCTGCGCCGCTGCGCCCCGGTGCGCCATCGCCAGTTGCCAGCCAATAGCTTCTCTCGCAATCTGGAATATAGCGTGAATACTTGCGCCATTCGTCAAACGTCAGAGGTGCTGCTGTGCAAGTAACAACCCCATAATTAGCGCGTCCATCCATGGTCAGCAAGTCAATTTCTCTATAAAAAATCAGTTCCTTGTTCAAACCAGATGCAAATTCGCAATACCACCGCTCTACCTCATTGCGCAGCTTACTTTTGGTATAGTCGTTGCCGTCCGTGCTGAATGGCGTGCTTCCAAACGGCTCTTTTAACAGCACAAACAGTTTGTCTTTGCCGTCCTTTGCCGTGCCTTTCTCTATGTCCAGTACCGCAAATTCCGTCCCTTTGATGGTGATAATATCACCCGGCTTACACTTACCCATTTACATCTCCTCCAATTCTCTCAGCTCCCGCAGCCCCATGTTGGACTTGCGCCGCAGCTCATCAACCGTCATTGCTTTCCTCCGGCATATCATCCATCTTAATGCGTTCCTTCGCCATTTCGATTGCAAGGCGGTATACCTTGGCGTGTGTGTTATCTCCGTGCGTTTTCTGTACTGCGGCGGCAAACTCGTCCAAATCTCCGAAGAAGCAACCTACAATTACTTTGATTTTTTTATCCCGGCAGGCGAAGAAAGTTGCCGTGTCATCGCGCGAACCAACATTGGAAATCCAGAAAATCGCACCGCACTTGTAAACCCGTGCGTCGCCGTCAACCCGTGCGTCGCCGTAAACCCGTGCGTTGCCGCAAACCCATGCGTTGCCGGAAAGCCGTGCGTTGCCGTAAACCCGTGCGTTGCCGAAAACCCATGCGTCGCCGTAAACCCATGCGTTGCCGTAAACCCATGCGTTGCCGTCAACCCGTGCGATGCCGTAAACCCATGCGTTGCCGTAAACACATGCGTCGCCGTAAACACATGCGTCGCCGTCAACCCGTGCGTTGTCGAAAACCCATGCGTCGCCGTAAACCCATGCGTTGCCGGAAACCCGTGCGTCGCCGTAAACCCGTGCGTTGCCGGAAACCCGTGCGTTGCCGGAAACCCGTGCGTCGCCGTAAACCCGTGCGTTGCCGTAAACCCGTGCGTTGCCGAAAACCCATGCGTCGCCGTAAACCCATGCGTTGCCGTAAACCCATGCGTTGCCGTCAACCCGTGCGATGCCGTAAACCCGTGCGTTGCCGGAAACCCATGCGTCGCCGTAAACACATGCGTTGCCGTAAACCTGTGCGTTGCCGGAAACCTGTGCGTTGCCGTAAACCTGTGCGTTGCCGTAAACCCATGCGTTGCCGGAAGCATCAAGGTTTTCCTCTTTTTCAATCCATCCGCCCAGTTCCCCAGCTCCGACTTCCCCGAACGAAATCAACGCCCGAATGCGATGCAGGGTATTCCCTAAAATCGCTTTGGTTTCTCCGGTAAATTCAAACTTTTTATTCATTGTTTTCCTCCCATTCTCCGCAACCGCTTTCCGCGTCCATAAAATCCGCCCGGTGCTCGCTGTCGCCGTTGCAGCACACACCGCAGAACGGTTCGTACCACTTGCAGGTCTTCATACCACACCTTCCATCCTGATCTGCACCGTTTCCGGTTCTTTCAGCATTTCATCTTTGGCAAGCCGGTAAAACTGCTTATCCAGTTCAAACCCATAGCTGTTTCTTCCCAGTTCCCGCGCCGCTCTCAGCGTCGAACCGCTCCCGGCGCAAGGGTCAATTACCGTGTCGCCCGGGTCGGTGAAAATCTCAATCAACTTTTTCAGAGCCTTCACCGGCTTCTGTGTCGGGTGCAGCTTGGGAATCTCTCTGCCGTCCCGCTCCCAGGCGATATGGTCAAACACCATCTTTCCGCTTCCGCGAATGACCTTGCCGTTCTCGTCGTACTGCCTGCCGTTGTTAAACTTCGGCAGCTTGTCGCGGTACAGTACGACCGCAAATTCGGTTGCGCCTACAATGCGCATATTGGCTTTAAGCACCTGCGCCGAGTAGTTTTTCGTAAAAAAACAGCGGGTAGCTGTTCTTGAACCCGTACCGCTTTCCGTACTCCATCACTGTCTGCATCTGGTCGAACGCGCAAAATACAATCATCGCCGGTGCAGCGTTGCGTTCCTTTGGCTCTTTCTTCAAAAGCCGGTTGCAGAAGTGCATATACTCCGCAATCTTGAAATAGCCATCCGTCCGAAAGAAACTGCTTTTTGCCTTCTTGCTCTCGCCGTTCTTGTTGTCTCCGCCGACATACCACATCGGGTTGCTACCGTAAGCGTCCGCGCCGATGTTATATGGAATATCCGCAATGACAAGCTGCGCTTTCGGGATGCCATACCGCTTATAATTCTGGAAATTATCGCAGAACAATTCACATTTAACCTGTTTCATCCGTTTCGTCCCTCTCCCAAATCTCAACCACAATCCTCGGATTTTTCGCATCCACCTCAAAGTGATCTTCAAACCCTCGGATATTTTTCCATCCGTCGTTCGACAGATACCGCGCTTTCACCAGCGCGTCCTGAATAACCTTGCGCCCAAACGCGCAGATATTGTCCTTGTCCCGCCGCCGGTCCTTCTCATACCAGTGATAAACCATGTACACCGGCTCCTGAATTTCCGCGCCGCCCATCTGCCGCGCTGCATTCATCACAACGGCCTCGCACTGCTTTTTCAGCCGTGCCCCCTCCTGCCGGTTCCGCCTTTCCGCCTCGATCAACTCGTTCAGTCCAGGCAGCGTGCCCTTGATCGTAAACTTATAATTCACCCGCTCGCCTCATTTCCCTGATCTTGTACGTTACCGCAGTCAAACTCCTGCCGAGTCTCCACGCGACTTTCACCGGCTCGAACCGCCCAGACCATGCGCAGCTCTTCGCAGCGGCTTTCGTGCAGTCCCAGCAGAGAGTATCTTTCTTTCTACCTCTCATAACCTTCCTCTCTCATTTTCCGTCTGATTTCTTCCTTCTGCGCAAGCCATGCCTGTTCCCAGTCCGGCGTTTTCTCCGGTTCCGTCTTTGCTTCCGCCTGCTTTGGCGCGTCCTTGATGCGATCCCAGATAATGCCCTTCCAGTTGTTCGCCATGCTCAGCCGGATAACCTCAGCAACCGCCGCCGCTCCGTGGCGCTTTACTCGGTTTTCTATCTCTGTCAGCAGGCTTTTCAGTCCGACAGCCTTGTACGCCTCGTGCCGCTCCTGCTTGTAGGTGATCCAGTCGCGCACCGCAGAAAGCACAGGCTCAGAAAACCGCTCTGCAAGGTCAGGCTCTTTCGGCTTTGGACTCTGCGTCTTTTTCGGCATCTCCGGTTTCGACGGCTGCTTTGCAGGCGCTTCCTCCCGTTCGCCGCCCTGATACTCGTCATACCGGCATACCGTGATTATCGTGTAATGCCGGTTGCTTTCCACCGTGATTTCTCCGGTTTTCTTGAGCTTCCCGAGTGCCGTGCGCACCTGCTTTAACGTTAGCCCGCTCTCGTCTGCAATCCCCTGCAAGCTCGTCACAAACGCGCCTCGGGGAATCTCGCTCCCCATGAACTGGCTTTCCTTGTAGTTTGCCCTCAGCAGGATATGCAGCCACAGTTTGCAGGTGGGGAGGTCTTTGTACCACCCCCACTCTGTGAGCTGTCGGTAAATCTGTATATGCCCGTTCGTCAGCATCCCCTGTCACCTCTCAAAACGGAACGTCGCCCTGGTCGCTCTCGTCCGACATGATAAAGTCACTCTCGTCCGACGCGATGAAGTCGCTTTCCTCTTCCTTCGGCTTGCCCTCGCTCTTGCCGCCGCAGAAGTCAATGCTTTCGCACTGCACCTCCCACGAGCGGCGTTTGTTGCCGTTCTTATCCTCCCAGTCGCGGCTTTCGAGCCTGCCGGAAACAATGCACATGTCGCCCTTGTGGAACCACGTATGCGCGTGCTCTGCCAGCCTACTCCACAGAACCACGTCAATGAAGTCACTCGGGTACTTTCCGCCCGCGTCCTTGCGGCTTCTCTGCACCGCCAGCGTGCCGCCTGCAACCGCCGTGTTGCTCTGCGTGTATCGCAGCTCAAAATCCTTGGTGAGCCGCCCCTGTAAGATGATCTTATTCAGCATTTCGTCCTGTCTCCTTTGTGTATTTCTGCTTTTCCTCGCTCCACAGCGGATACATACTTTCGAGGTACTCCCGCATTTCTTCCTTGATTTCCTTGCCGTCACCCTGGTCCATTTCCCGATGACACTCCGGGCACAGCATGACTAAATTCGTCGGAATCCCCATGCCGCCGCGTGCTCTCGATACAAAATGGCACGCTTGCAGTACGCCGCCCTTCCCGCAGTGGCGGCAAACGCCGCCGTCCCGGTCGTAACACTCTTTCCAGACACTTGGCGACACGCCCGTAAACTTCGTCTGCCGCCTCATACCGTTTTCTCCTCCGATGTTGCAAATCTCCAAGTGTAACCGGCGTATTTCGTTCGCTTTCTGTTGCAGCATTGGCTTACATTCGATGTCGTAAATCCATCGCGTTTGCAATCGTTTAATGCCCTATAAAACCGTGTTTCTCCGGTCTGTATATTCACGCCAATAACAGATTTGCCCATGCAGGTATCAAGCGTTTCTTTCAAGTGTCTTTTCCACTCGTCCGTTCGCTTGAACCTCCCTCTATCGAACGAATAACGATAGTTTTCGTATTCCGTGACCCATTCAAGGTTCTCCGCCGCGTTGTTGTGCGGATTAAAGTCCTTATGGTTCACAATGTTTTTCCCTTCATCTTTCGGGATAAAAGCATCTGCTACAAGTCGATGCACAAAACAGCGTTGCGCAATTCCGTTGATGCGAATTGAAACGCGCAAGTACCCCATGCTGTTCTCGCTCGGCTTTAAGATGTGTTCTTTCGTGCCTGTTCTTCTCCCTTTTCGGTCGGAATATTTGTAAACCGACTTCACTCTGCCCTCGTTGCTGACCCAGTACATGCAGTTAGTGCCCGGTATGACTTTCCACTTTTCCATCTGCCCACCTCTCTACAATCGCAGCAATTTCGTTTTCCGGGAGTGTTTCCACTCCAACATTCTTGCAATCCTGCATACAGTTATCAATCAGCACAGACATTTGTCTTGTGCTGAAATCGCTTGAACCGTAATACGCGAGAACCGTTGTGCACTCCGGTATAGTCGATTTTTTTGTTTCTATGAACCTGCCTAAATGCCCACTCGTCCACCGCCGGCTAAAACTTCCGACCGTTTTGCTCATCATGCAGATTGTTTCGTAATTTCCGATATCTTTGATGTGACGCCTGTATATCGTTTCGGGAGGTTCATTCAATGCAGCCGATAACTTGTTGCACATTTTCCAATACAGCGCATTCGCGTCAACGCTCCGCTTGTCATACTTGCGCTTTACCTCTGCACAGTATAACTTGCCCTCCTTCATCTGCTCGCACTCTACGCGCGCCATAGGCGCGTTCTTGACGTGCAGGCAAAGCCAGTTGCCGCTCTCGTCGCGCACGACGCGCGCCCTGTCGAACTCATGCGTCATCGTTCACCATCTCCATCACTTTCTGATGGTCTTTTTCTCCCATCTTCTTGTTCAGTTCTACCATCAGCACGCCGTAATCGTTCATTTTCAGTTCCGGCAGTTTCTCGAGCGGAAAGCCGATGATTTCCTCGAACTGCTTTTTGGTTTTCGCACCGAGCGCCTTTGCAATTTTCTTGATTACATCTGCTTCGTTATCTCCGATTGTGTCCTCCGGCGGCTTTTGCAGAGACAGCTCCCGCTCGATCTTTTGCAGTGCGAAATGGTATTCGTCATAAGTCACCTCTGACGTGGTGCGGCATCCGGTCAGCCTCATAAGATGTTCCTGCGCCTTGTCATTTCCGTATACCTGTTGCAGCCGTCGTGCAAACGCCTGACAGTCACGCTTAATCAGCTTGTCCGTTCCTGCACGTTCCGCCTCGCCGGAATACTTCGTCTGATCTTCCCGCACGCTGTCGTCGTTCCAGTATACGTCTGCGCCGACGCCGAGCATCTTAGCGGCGACCGAAATTGCATCCGTAAGCGCCATCTTCCAGCATTCGTCCGAGACTTGCGGGCCGTTTCTGGTCTGTGAAACGAACTGGCTGCCGCCTGTCCCCGGGATGGCGGCCGACCATTCGCCGCCCATCTTGACAAACAGATTGATATTGCAGAACGCACACACAACGCCGTCGTGCGTTTCGAGCCACTGCTTTACAATTTCGGGCCTCCAGCCAATGCCACACGGTCCGAATTGCTCTGTCAGTGCCTTAATGCGCCACATCGGGTTGATGTCGGTAAAACCTTTCAGTTTTCCGGCTTGAATCTCTTTTTTTGCTGTTTGTGGTACTGTGCGCAGCGCGTTATATAGCGCCAGATTGTCATTCATTCTTCGTCCTCCTGTTCATATTCCCAAACTGCCGTTCTCACATCTTCGAGAAAGTTCTTGATCTCATCCGGGAACAGCCCCTCGTACTCCTCGAGGAACGCCCCCATGCTGATTTCCGCCTCTCTCATGTCGTACAGCCGGTTAATGCGCTCCTGATCGTCCCGCTCGGGCGGTTCTAAGGGCGGCTCAATGTTCAGCATCCTGCAACCCCTCCAGAACCTCCATGATTTCCTGCGTCGTGCAGCGTCTGCCCTCACCGAGCACAAGCCACGCGCCGTCAATATCCATCGTGTAGCCGCGGCATTTGCCGATACTGTTTCCGTCCCACTCGTGAATGAAAAAGCTCGCCTGTCCGCCATTGTTGCACATCGGCGTGAACTCAAATGTCACGCCCTTGTGCTTTGCATTTAACACCAGATCAAGCAGCTTGTGCGCCGTCTCTCTGTCCATTGACTTTTTCTCCTTTTCGTGTTAGACTTTCTTTGAACATTTATCTTTGCCGCCGAAACGGGATTGCGCTCCCGCTCGGCGGTTTTTTATTTGACTTCTGTTACCTTTCCACCGGACAGCGTGTAGAACGCATCTTCCTTGATGGTTTCGCCGTCCACCTTCACAGCCTGCACACCCAGAACGTGATTTTTATTGTCTCGCTCTGTAAGCACAAGCCAGCATCCACGCTTGCCGCTCGCCTTGCTTCCGTTCCCGGTAACGATAGCAATGCTTTCCTTCCCTTCGACAGTCGCTGCGCTACTGTGGCCGGTGTTCGTCGCTGCGCTACAGTCGCCGGTGTTCGTCGCTGCGCTACTGTAGCCGGTGTTCGTCGCTGCGCTACGGTATCCGGTGTTCGTCGCTGCGCTACGGTTGCCGGTGTTCGTCGCTGCGCTACAGTAGCCGGTGTTCGTCGCTGCGCTAC